CATATTACTTTTCAAGAACTAATCGCAAGAGTGCTTACAAGGACTTGAACATAGATATGCACAAAAAGTGAAAAACTTACGTTATATAAAGAGATGGAAAAAATAAATATACAGCAAGTAAAAGAAAACCCAGACAACCCTAGAAGCATCCAGAAGCATAAATTTACCAAACTGGTAAACAGCATAAAAGAATTTCCAGAGATGTTAAAACTACGACCGATTGTAGTCGATGACAACAATGTGGTGCTAGGTGGCAATATGCGACTAAAAGCTAGTATTGAAGCTGGACTAACAGAGGTGTGGATTGAAAAAGCTAGCGATCTGACACCAGAACAGCAAAAAGAGTTTATAATAAAAGACAATAGCAGTTTTGGAGACTGGGACTGGGATGTACTGGCTAATGAATGGGATACAGAAAAGCTAAACGACTGGGGGCTTGATTTACCAGTGTTAAATGAAAAAGCAGAGATTGAGGAGCAAGAGATAGAATTTAGCGAGTATTTAGGAGAAAGCCACAACTATGTGGTTTTGATGTTTGATAACGATATTGACTGGCTATCTGCACAAACACATTTTGAGTTAAAAAGTGTATATAGCAAAAGACAGAATGGCAAACCTTGGAGCAAAGGCATTGGCAGAGTTGTAGATGGAGCTAAGTATTTAAAAAAGCTAAAGAGTGAATAACATTTACATACCATCGTATAATAGAGCAGACCTAGTAAGGACTTACGAATACTTAGGCACTGGACATATAGTTGTACCTAAGTCGCAAGAGGCTCAATACAAAAAAAGGTATGGGAAAGCTATTGTTACTATTGATGATAAAATGGATGGATCAGTAGCAAAGAAAAGGAATGCAGTACTTGACATAATAGAGAGAGAACAAAAAGATGCTTACGGATGGATCATTGACGATGACTTTTACAAGTTTAAAAGAAAAAAAGAAAACAAAGAGCTTACAGCAAATGAATGCTTAGAGCAACTAGAACGTATTTATATAATGGCTAAAGATATGGATGCAAAATACGGAGGAGTTGATTATAGCGAAGACAATATGAAGCTCAAAGATATGGCACCATTTAGTTTAACAAAACCTATATTTGGAATGTGCCTTGTGAAGGCAAACGATGGCATTAGATATGATACTAGACTTAGAGTGAATGAGGACGTTGATTTCTGGGTGCAGAAGCTTAACAAAGGCAGACGCATAATAAAAGATAACCAGTACGTTGGTTTATTTTATGGAGAGGACGGAGGCAAGGACAGTGTGATAAAATATAACACAGCAGACAGATTAAACTATGCAAGGTCAATAAATAACAAATGGGGCTATAAAGCAATGGTTTGGAACAAAAAAAGGTTTGAATTTAAACACCCTATCAACGGAGTATGAAAATATACGCGCCTAGTTACAAAAGATCAAAGGGAGTAAAGACACATAAAATACTACCAGAAGTTATATACTGTGTGCATCAGTTTGAAGCAGAACAATATAAAGACTTTAACATTGAGATTTTACCAGATGATATTAAGGGAAACATAGCAAGAGTGCGAAACTATATAAAAGATAACTTAATTAAAGACGAGGGGCTGATTATAGATGATGACATTGAGAGTATAAAGCGATGGGATATTAAAGACGATAAACCATACACAAAAGACATAGAGTTGCAAGAGTTTATTGAACAAGGGTTTAATATGTGCAAAGAGAGTGGAGCAAAGCTCTGGGGTGTTAACATTGTAGGCGACAAAGGATCATACAGAGAATATACACCGATCAGCTTTACTAATTGGATCAGTGGCAGTTTTATGGGGTTTGTAAATAACCAGTGCAAGTTTGATGAAAGGCTACCATTAAAAGAAGACCTTGACTTTTGTTTACAGAATTTTAATCAATACAGAAAAGTACTTAGATTTAATTATGTTTTTTTACAGAAAAGAGATCACGGAAACAAAGGGGGCTGTGCTGATTATAGAACAATAGAAAAGGAAAAGGAGCAATTAAAGTTATTACAAAAAAAATGGGGTACAAAGATTGTAAAGATGGACACAACACAAAAGGGCAAAAAAATAAAAACGTTTGATATTAACCCAGTATTAAGCGTACCAATCAAAGGGGTTTAAAATGGACAAATTGGACACACAAAAAAAGACAGCACTAGATGCACTGGAAAAGTCGCTAGGAGTTGTTACGACAGCTTGTAAGAGCATAGGACTAGCAAGGAGTACGTTCTACGAGTGGTTAAAAGATGACAGCTTTAAACAAGCCGTAAGTGAGATACAAGAGGTTGCTATTGATTTTGCCGAAAGTCAATTACACAAACAAATAGCAGATGGCAACACAAGTGCTACTATTTTCTATTTAAAGACCAAAGGAAAAAAGAGAGGCTTTGTAGAGAGACAAGAAATATCTGCACCAGATGGAAAAGAGTTTACAGTTGAGATAATTGACCGAACAGTTGAATCTGAGGACTAATGTAGTATTTAAACATTTACAGAACTCAGACAAGCGAATTGTTATTGAGCAAGGGGGCACTCGCTCTGGAAAGACCTACAACATTCTTATTTGGATCGTATTTGACTATTGCCAAAAGCATAGCAATAAGACTATAACTATATGCCGCAAAACCTTTCCTAGTTTGCGAGCAACAGTTATGAGAGATTTTTTTGAGATATTAAAAGAGTATAACTTATACACAGAGGAGAAACATAACAAATCTAGTGGAGAGTATTATTTAAATGGAAACTTAGTTGAGTTTATATCACTCCAGCAACCTAGCAGAGTGAGAGGGCGTAAAAGAGACTTGCTGTACATCAATGAAGCAAACGAGTTGTTTTATGAGGACTACCAGCAGTTGATGTTTAGAACGAGTTACAGAACAATCATTGACTACAACCCTAGTGACGAGTTTCACTGGATATACGAAAAGGTCAAAACAAGAGACGATGCTGATTTTTTTGTAACTACATATATGGACAATCCGTTTTTGGATCAGTCGTTAATCAATGAAATAACGAGGTTAAAAGAGATTGATGAAAACTACTGGCAGATATATGGAATGGGGCAAGTAGGTAAAAGCAAAGCAATCATATTTACATTTACAGAGTGTGATAAGATACCAGAGGGTGCAAAGTTTGTTTCGTATGGTATGGACTTCGGCTACACAAATGATAGTACAAGTTTGATCGGTACTTACTTACTAGGCGATAATATGTACATTAAAGAGTTGCTATATAGAACTGGAATGACAAACAGAGATATACATAACGAATTTGTTACATTAGGACTAAATAGGAGAGACGAGATATTTGCCGACAGTGCAGAGCCGAAAAGTATTGAGGAGCTATATAGGATGGGCTGGAACATTAAACCAACTGCAAAGGGTGCAGATAGTATTAACATCGGCATTGATATGATAAAAAGATACAAGGTGCATATTACAAGAGACAGCTTGAATACAATCAAAGAATTTAAAAACTACAAATGGGTTGAGGATAAGAACGGAAACATACTGAATAAACCAGTTGATCTCTTTAATCACAGCATTGACGCAGTGAGATACTCAATATACAATAAACTAAGCAAACCTAACTTCGGAAAGTATGCAGTTAGATAACACAAAAACATAAAACATACGTTATATAAATATGAAGCTAAAAGTACTAGTACCAACGACATTGGCAGATATTAAGCTAAGAGAATATCAAAAATTTATGAGAGTATTTGGAGGAGACGAAGAGTACGACGATTACTACTCTGGCTTAAAGTTTCTGGAGATATTTTGCAATGTGCCATATAACGAAGCGTTGCAGATAAAAATTAAAGATTTACAACAAGCAGTCGGCAAGATCAATAAAGCTCTAACTGAAAAGCCAAGTTTAATAAATAGGTTTACACTGGGCGATACAGAGTTTGGGTTTATACCCCAGTTAGACGAGATGACATTCGGAGAGTACGTTGATGTAGATAGCAACATTACGGACTGGGATAATATGCACAAAGCTATGGCTGTGTTATATAGACCAGTTACCAATAAAAGAAAAAACAAGTACGAGATAGAAAAGTACAGAGGAGATAACTATTACGAAGCTATGTTAGATATGCCAATGAGTGTTGTAATGAGTTCACTGCTTTTTTTTTACAATTTAGAGAGCGAATTGCTACAAGTTACGATACGCTCTTTGACCACGGAGAGCAAAAAGCTGATTTCGACATTGGAGCCAGCTTCGGAGCAAAGTGGGGATGGTACCATAGCATCTATGCACTCGCAAAAGGGAACATCAGAAACTTAGAAAAGGTAACAGAGGAGAACGTACATAATTGCTTGACGATATTAATGTATGAAAGTGAAAAGAACAAACTTGAGATGCAACGAATAAAAATGAAACAAAAATGAGCAACAGAGGAGCAAGAGCATTTTTTTTAGTAACAGATACGATTAGAGACACTTTGTTACTAGACGAAGATATTAATACAGTAACCTACGGAGATTTGACAGAGGTTAATTTGAACAAGCAAGATATTTTTCCTTTGGCTCATTTGATCTTAAACCAAGTTACACACAGCGAGAGAGTGCTGACTTTCAATGTAAGCATTTTATTTATGGATGTAGTAAACCAAGTGAAAAGAAAAGACGAAGACATATTTGTGGGAAACAATAACGAGCATTTTACTTTAAATACTATGCTAGCAGTAGCTAATAGATTTATAGGAAAGTTTAGAGGAGGTACATTGTACCAAGACCAGTACCAAGTCGAAGCTGATCCAACGCTAGAGCCATTTTTTGACAGATTTGAGAACAAGCTGGTAGGATGGGCTATGACTATGGACATAATTGTAAGTAACGATATATACATATGCTAAAGAATCTGCGTAAAGAACTAGATGGCTTTGCCTTGAATGTAATTGCATCGGCTAAGGGAGAGCTCCAGTCACAAGGTAAAGTGAGCTCTGGTAGGCTTAAAAATAGCTTAGAGTATGAAATAACAGAAGACAAGGGAGAAGTTGATCTAAGCTTTTACGGAGAGGACTATGCGATGTTTGTTGACAAAGGGGTGCAAGGTGCAAACCCCAGTGGGATGCCAGAGGGTGCGATTGCTAGGTATAACAAAGCACCTATGAGCCCATACAGATTTGGTACTGGAAGTGGTAAAAAGGGATTGAGAGGTGGTATAAATAAATGGCTAACTCAAAAAGGTATAAAAGGAGTGCGAGATGACAAAGGCAGATTTCTACCTCGCAAGTCTATGATATTTTTAATGAGCAGAAGTGTTTACTTGACTGGTATGCGACCTAGCTTCTTTTTTACTAAACCATTCGAGAGATACAGAAAAGGATTGACAAACAAGTTGATGAATGCGTATGGTATTGACATCAAACAAGAACTAGACAAGGAGATTAAAAATGGCAGATAAAATAAATGTAAGGAGCCCATTTTATGTAAAAGCAGAAGACAGTCTTTTGGCAACTGCTACGCTAAGATTATACATATACACTGGTGCACAGCTTAGTACACCTACAACAAATGAGTTGAGGTACACATTAAACAAATCTACAATAGGCAGCAATACTTATATTGTGTTTGAAATTAGCGAATTGATAAGAGACTACCTAGACATAGAATTTGACGGAGAGTACGATAGCCAGTGCGTTTGGGTTACAACAGAGATGCTAGAGTTTCAGTCAAACGGTAACATTATAGGAAGTCCAGTTTCAACAGACTATGTAGCTCTTGACGGCTATGGATATTTTGAGGAGGGTACAAACCCAGAACTTTCTAGAGGTTTGCTAATGACTAACAATACGATATTGAGATTAAATTACGATAACGTAAGAATACCAGTATTTGCAGAAGACACAAACTCAGTTTCATTTTTTTACAAAGGAGAGGAAAAGCGTACTCAGTCAATATCATATACAGCAAACACAAATAGTGTGATTGACTATATTACGTTGAGTGGACTTGATAACAATGACACATACAGAGAGAGAGTTATTAATGATGGAGGTACATTAGAGGACAGTGTTTGTTTAAAAGAGTTTCAATACAGCTTTGATATTGGAGAGGTTGACAAGGTAATTATAAATACAGACAATGGCATAGAGGTTATTAAGATAATTACGATAAACGAATGTAAGTACACACCCTACAAAGTTACTTTTGTAAACAAGTACGGAGCGTTGCAAGACTTGTGGTTTTTTAAGAAGTCAACAGAAACTACAAGTGTGAGATCAAATACATACAAAGCGTCTATTTTCGATCAGAGCACATTAGAGTATAAAACACACAAACATCAACAGCAGTCGTATATGACACAAGGCAAGGACGTTATTGTGATGAATACTGGCTTTGTGAATGATGACTTTAACTCTGTTATGGAGGAGCTATTATTGAGTGAGCAAGTATGGTATTCTGTGATTACAGAAACAGAGGAGAGAATTGTACCAGTAACACCTTTGACTAAGTCGGTTACATATAAGACGAGTTTGAATGATATGCTCGCTAGTTATACAGTACAGTTTGAGCATTCGTTTGATAAAATTAACAATGTAAGATAGTGCAGAGCATACAGTTATATATCGGCAATGAGAGGGTTGAGTTGTTTGATGACGAGAGCATCAGTTTGACACAGACAATCCAGAATGTAAGAGACATAGGCTCGATCTTTACTGATTTTAGCCAGTCGTTTAGTGTACCAGCTAGTAAGACAAACAACAAGATATTCAAGCACTATTACAATTATGATATTGACCCAACAACTGGGTTTAATGCTAATGACCTAGTGAGTGCGACAATCGAACTGAATTACAGAACTTTTAGAAAAGGCTTTATTGGTTTGGATGGTACACAGATGAAAGACAACAAAGCGTATGCGTACAAGATTACATTTTTCGGAGAGACAATAGATTTAAAAAACAAGTTAAAAGAAACTAAGCTAAGTACAGTTTTTCAAGGAGTAAATACATACGACCATTCATATAATGTATCAAACGTAAAAACTGGATTGGAAACTTCTTTGTCTAGTGGTGCAGTGAGATACCCTTTAATTTCACACACAGAGAGACTTTTTTTTAATAGTGGTATAACAACAGCAAATGATAGAAACTTACATTATGACGAGAATGGAGGGGGCAGTGGCTCGCATAACCACGGAGTAAGATACACAGACCTAAAACCAGCTATTAAACTAACAAAAATAATTGAGGAGATAGAGAACTATGCTAACATCGAGTTTACCAAAACAGCAGCAGATGATTTTTTCAATACAACAGTAGCACCTAGCAACAGTGTATTTGATAGTTTATATTTGTGGCTAAGTAGAGTAAAAGGTGCACTAGGTTTGAATGTTACTGGTTCGGCAGAAGTCAATATGCCTATCACAGATATTGATACTTCAAATGCAAACCCTAGTCAATGGGATCCAGAATCACAAGGGCTACAATCAACCACCTCTCCTTACTCTAGAATAATAAACGGTGTTTGGCGCGTTAGACCAACGTTGGTATATTTTGGCAATGGGCATATATATAATGCACAATTTACTATTGATAGCACATCACAGTACACAATTTTAATAGAAGATGTAACTGCAACACCTACAACTCTAGCTAGTTTTACTGGCACTGGACAAAATACAATACAAGCCAGTATAGGTAGCTCAAATATCTTTGGCGAGATACGAGACATACGTTTTAGAGTTACAAGCACAGATGCTAGTATAACTTTCAACCCAACAATAACATTAAGATATACTCGCTTTCCCGGCTACAATCAACAATCTCAAAATTTTCTATCAACTATTACTGGCTCAGACATACAGCCAAACGGAGCAGTTACCGATATTGTGATTTCAGACCAAATGCCAGATATCAAAGTAATTGATTTTTTGACTGGTTTGTTTAAGATGTTTAACCTAACAGCTTATGTACAAAATGATGGAAAAATAAAAGTAACTACTCTAGATGACTTTTATGATGCTGGTAATGAGTATGATATTAGCGAGTTTGTTGACTCTACTGAAAGCGAGATTGATTTTGCAATACCATACCAAGAGATAGCTTTTAGATTTCAAGAGCCAAACACTTTTCTAGCTGTAAATTTCAAAGAGTTATTTAACAAAACATTTGGAAACTTAGAAAACACAACTACAGAAAGTCCAGATGTACAAACAACAAACAGAGGTAACAAATATGTAGTACAGTTGCCTTTTGGTAAGATGATGTACGAAAGACTAAATAACATTAGCACTAGCAGTCAAACTGAAATAGCTTACGGATATTGTGTAGACAAAGACCAAAACCCTACTAACATCAAGCCATTAATTCTAAACATCACAAACGAGACTGGTTTACCATATGACGAGAGATTAAGTTTTTACAATGGCACATCGACTGGTACTGCTGCTAGACTTTCATCTTACAATAGACCATCAAATACATATAGCACAGCACAAAGTTTACATTTTGGAGAGGAGGTAGACGAGTACTTTGGTTTTGCAGAAGACGATAGCTTATTTGAGAACTACTACAAGAATTATATAGTTGATACATTTAATTCTCAAAGGAGACTTACAAAAGTATCAGCATATTTACCACTAAGGATATTGTTAAACTATACTTTGGCAGATCGGTTTATTATCAATGGCAGAAGTTTTAGAATTAACAGCATAAAAACAAACCTAAAAAGTGGCAAGAGCGAACTAGAATTATTAAACGAAGTATGATAGCGAACATATTGGAGATGCTGTATAAGGCAAACGGAGAGACAGAGAACATACAAATTGCGCAAGGTAAGTATAAACTACCGTCAAGCATAAAAGAGGGCTTTAAACAGATTAAAAATGAGTTACAATGGCAAAAGAAAAACTAGAGTACGATGTAAAACTCAACGTAAAAGGCGCAACTGCCGAAGCTAAAGAGTTTAAAAAAAGAATCGGAGAGCTCAACGAGGAGGTTGACAAAAATATGGATGGGATGCAAGCCCTAGATACCTTAACTGGTGGCTATGCATCAAAGGTCAAAGATGCTAGAGACCAGATTAGCGGAGGGATCAAGTTTGTAAAAGCATTTACTAAGACATTTAAAGGTTTAAAAACAGCTATTATAGCGACTGGTATTGGTGCTCTAGTGATTTCAATAGGTTTACTTATTGCGTACTGGGATAAAATAAAAGATTTTGTTACTGGAACAAGCAGAAAACTAGAGGAGCAAAACGAAATTCTAGAACAAAATACACAAGAGCTAGATGCACAAGCAAGTATTTTAGAAAAGCAAAGAAAAATACTAGAGTTACAAGGCAAGAGTACTAAAGAGATTACAGAACAAATAAAATTACAGCGACAAGAACAATTAGAAAACAACAAGTTGCTGATTGAAAACTTAAAGGCGCAAATTTTAATACAAGAAAAGGAGGTTGCCAGTACTAGACGCAGAAAAAAACGCAAAGAGGCACAAGAGGAGCTAAACGAGTTACAGAATAAACTCAATGCTGCTATTCAAAGTCAGCTAGATATTGAAACAGAGATACTAGAAACAGAAGCAGAAGCTAAAGAAAATAGGAAACAAGCTATATTGGATGCAATACTTCTGGATGACGAGATGAAGCAATTTGCTAAGGATAGCTGGGCAGAGACTTTAGCAGAGATCGGAGAAGCAAGTGCAATGAGCTTTATGGATGCCTTTGCTGAAAAAGTGCAAGAAGAGGAGTTTGACCCTAATGCAGTTTTATTTTTAGATGAAGACTTAATGGATCTGGAAGACCCAGATAGCCCACTAGGAGCGAGTTTGGCTGCTAATGATAGATATGTGAATGAAATTGCAAGGCAACAGACTGTTATTGATGAAGCAAAAAAGAATACGTTTGACAATGTATTGGCTTTGACAAATGCCGAGACAGCTCTAGGTAAAGCAGCGATAATTGCAAAGAATGTTATGGCTGCAAAAGAGATGATAATTGAAGCTAAGAAAACATTAGCATTCTCAAAGAGTGCAGTTGCTAACTCATTGACAGCAGTTGCAGAGGGTACAGCCAAAACAGCAAAAATTGGTTTTCCACAAAATATACCTATGCTTATTGCGTATGCTGCACAAGCAGTGGGAATTATAGGTGCAGTAAAAAGCGCAGTGAAAAGTGGTGGAGGATCAGTACCAGTGCCAGATGTTGCTTCTGTAACACAAAGAGGTGCACCAGCAGAAAGCCAAAGTCCAGCGTTTAATATAGTTGGTGCGACTGGAAGCAATCAAATTGCAGAAGCAATAGCTGGACAAAATAGTCAACCGATAAAAACATACGTTGTAGCTGGAGATGTAACAACAGCACAAGAGATGGAGAGAAAAACAGTACAAGGTGCTAGTTTAGGATAAGCAAAAAAAATGATTTATACGTTATATAGATATGCGAATAGTTGAATTAATAATTGACGAGGAGGATCTTTACTCTGGTATTGATGCAGTGAGCATTGTAGAGAGACCAGCAATAGAACGCAATTTTGTTGCACTCAACGAACAAAAGGAGTACAAGTTTCAAAAGATAGATGACGACAAAAGGTTGCTAATGGGACCACTGTTAATACCTAACAAAACCATATACAGAAAAGATGGCGATGAGGAGTATTACATTTACTTTAATAGAAACACAGTACGAAAAGCTGGAGAGTTGTATTTAATGAGAGGCAACCAGAACAATGCAACATTTGAGCATATGGTAGAGGTTGAGGGCTTGTCGCTAGTTGAGAGTTGGTTTATAGAGGACAAAGAAAATGACAAGTCAAACAGCTATGGAATGGACTTACCACTAGGCACTTGGATGGGTACAATGAAAGTCAACAATGAGGAGATATGGCAAGATTTTGTAAAGACTGGTAAAGTAATGGGCTTTTCTATTGAAGGCTACTTTGCAGAAAAGATAAACAGACCACAAGAGAACATACAAGAGGAGTTGAGTGCTGCACAGAGATTGCTAAGAATTAAGCAGACTATTATAGAATTGGAAAGTTACACAGACTACCCACAAGGAGCAACAAGCAATGCAAAGAAAGCTCTGGAATGGGCAGACAAAAATGGATGGGGTGGCTGTGGCACAGCAGTTGGCAAACAGAGAGCTAATCAGTTAGCTAAAAGAGAAGCTATTACAAGAGATACTATTGCTAGGATGGCATCATTCAAAAGACATCAGAAAAATAAAGATGTACCTTACTCGGAGGGGTGCGGTGGTTTGATGTGGGATGCTTGGGGTGGCACATCTGGTATTGAATGGGCTATCAATAAACTCAAAGAGATAGATGGCAAAAAGGACTGATTACATAAAAGTACTTAAACCAAAAGTGCGTAGAAAAGGCGTACACTCAAAAACAAAGTGCAGTAGTTTAAAGGGATCAAAGAATTACAAAAAAAAATATAGAGGGCAAGGCAGATGAAAGATGAATTTAAAACCCCTAGTCGTACAAGTCCAAAGGGTGGCAAAAGAGGTTGCTTGTGTTGGGATACTAATACTTACAAAAAAGAGTGTTGCGATGGCTCAATAAGAGCACAAGGAATTGGCTCAATAAATAGGCAGTCAAACTGAAAATGCAAATTTTTTAAGCTCTACGTTATATACATATGAGCAGAAGTGTAGTTTTTAGTCGGCTATTCAGTACACCACCTAAGCAAGTTGATCTATCAGCAGTTGGAGATATTGAAAGTGCATCACAATCGCTTAGAGAGCTTGATTTAAACGAGATAGTAAATACTATTGAAAGAAGCTCAAACGAGCTTAGAACACAGTTAAATGAAGTCAAAGAAGCTGCTAGTCAACTCATAAAAGACTACGAACAAGCAGACAGCATAATTTCACAACACAGCGATTTGAGTAGAGACTTAGAAAATGCTTTGCAAGGGTTTGATGACTTAGCAAGTGAGCTAGGGGTTGATCCAAATAGCAATGACACTTATACAAAAGCAGATGAACTTTACAATGAAGCTGAAAGCGACAGAACAGAGTTAGTATCTTTTACTAATGAGGTTTATGATTTATACGAATTAGCACAACAACTTAACCGATTGTAATGGAAAAAAAAGTAAGCAACATACTTAAAAAAGTACAAGAAAATAGTAAGCAAAAATTTGCTAGCGATAAAAAATTAATGCTATCAAAAGTGGATGAATACCAAAAGGCATTAGAAAATGCAGATAGTAAATACAGATTTTTAGAAATTGCTATTGAAACAGTTGAAAAATTGGGCAGAGAGATATATGCATTGAGAGATGATTTAAAGTACGAAGTTGATTTACATAGTGATGCTTACGAGGAGGCTATTGATGCTCAAAGTCAACTCAATAACATAATGCTAGAAATTGAAGACTATGCTGCAACATTAGGAATCAATGACAGAGATTTTATGCCAGATTATAGTAAAGCAGTTGATTTAGTTGAGAGAGAATTTACACCTAACGATGGCTTAAGTTTAGATACACAAATAATTTTAGATAGCTTATAATGGAAAACAAAGTAAATAAGATACTAAGCAGTATTGCACCGACAAGGAGAGAAAAGTTAAAAGAACATAAAAAATTGCAACTTTCAATATCTGACAATGTAGATAGTGCTTACCGAGAGCTATCTGGCTCTTTTCAAGAAGCAAGAAATTTGATTGAAGATGCAGCTGGTGTTTATGATGATTGGATGAGAGCAACAAATGATGTGGCAAACCTTAGCCAAGACATTATTGAGTTAAATGATAGAATTGAGGAGACTGGCGATATAATTTTTTTACAAAACAATTTACAAGAGAGTTTAGACAAATACAATCGTTTAGCAGATGAGCTAGGGGTTGACCCATCAGACAATGTAATGGCTGCAAGTGATTTACTAGAAGACTTACAAGCGTTAGATTTTGAAAAATGGCTATATAGCGAGGGTGGGCGAATAAATGATGCTGCCAGTGTAGCCAAGAAATTTTTACCATAATATAATTTGAATATGAAAGCGACAGATATGTTATCACAGATCAAGACCTTGCTAAACATCAATGTTAGCTTGGCACAACAAACGCTGGACAATGGCACAGTGATCGAGGCAGAGAGCTTTGAAGCTGGGCAGTCGGTGTTTATTGTTACAGAGGACGAAAAAGTTGCTCTACCAATCGGAGAGTATGCTTTGGAGGATGGCAAGACATTAGTTGTTGAGGAGGAGGGCGTAATTGCTGCGATCCAAGATGGCGAAGTTGAAGCCGAAGACGAAGAGGTTGAAGCCGAAGATGATGCTAAAGAGGAAAAACTCGAGGAGCAAGTCGAGGTTGAAGTACCAGATGAAATTGCCGAGATTGCACCAGCAGTTGAGGAGATAGTCGAAGCAGTAGTCGAAGTAATGGGCCCAGTAATTGAGGAAGTAAAAGCCGAAGTTGAGGAGCTTAAAAAACGAATGAACTACGAAGAGGACAAAGAAAAGAAAAAAGAGGAGATGGCTAAACAAACACCAGCTCGTAAAAAAATAAAACACAACCCAGAGGGCGGTAAGTCAAAGGCAGCCCAAGTGTTTTACTCGCAAAATAAAGCAACAAGCGTCTTTGACAAAGTATTACAAAAATTACAATAAATAAATTATGGCAACTACAACAAGTATTACAACAACGTATGCTGGAGAGTTTGCTGGCAAGTACATTAGTGCTGCCCTACTTTCTGGTGCTACAATCGAAAACGGAGGGATTGAAGTAAAACCCAACGTTAAGTACAAAGAGGTCGTTAAGAAATTGGCTACTGACGCTATTGTCAAGGATGCTACTTGCGACTTTACAGATACATCAACTGTTACACTCACAGAGAGAATTTTGCAACCAGAAGAGTTCCAAGTGAACTTAGAATTGTGCAAAAAAGATTTTCGCTCTGACTGGGAAGCGGTACAAATGGGCTATTCAGCTTATGACAACCTACCTCCAGCATTTAGCGATTTCTTAATTGCGCACGTTGCAGCAAAAGTAGCAGAGAAGACAGAGCAAACAATCTGGAGTGGTGTTAACGCTACTGAAGGAGAGTTTGATGGACTAACTACATTGATGGCTGCTGATGGCGATGTTAATGATGTATCTACAACTGCTACGTCTTTTACTTCTGCAAACATTATAGATGAAATTGGCAAATTGGTTGATACACTACCTTCGGCTGTATATGGTAAAGATGATCTGCACCTATACTTACCAACTGGTGCTTTCCAAAAATATGTTAGAGCTCTAGGTGGCTTTGCTTCTGGAGGACTAGGTGCAAACGGTGTTGATGGCAAAGGATCACTTTGGTATGGCAACCAAGCACTAAGCTTTGAGGGGATACCAGTATTTATGGCACCCGGTATGCCAGCTGATCATATGGTAGGAGCTCAAAAGAGCAATCTATACTTCGGCACTGGCTTACTTGCGGATCACAATGAAGTGAAGCTTTTAGATATGGGCGAGCTTGACGGATCGCAAAATGTGAGAGTAATTATGCGTTATACTGCTGGTGTACAATATGGCATCGGATCAGACGTTGCACTTTACACATTGGCATCGTAATAAAAATAGAAGTTTAACTAATTAGGGTGGGTAAGCCAACGAGCCTACCTACCCTTTTTTAATATATAAAAATATGGCTTGTACAGCATTAGCAAGTGGACGATCACTCGCTTGCAAAGAAAACGTTGGAGGGATTAAAACAATCTACTTCGCAGCTTTTGGATCGCTAGGCGATATATCAGTTGACTCAGACGACAGTACAGTTACAGCATTTGCTGGATCACCAACTTGGTACCAGTGGGATGTAAAGGGAGCTAATAGTTTAGAGCAAACTATCACAGCGAGCCGAGATAATGGTACTGTATTTTATGATCAAATTGTGACTGCTGTTTTTACTAAACTAGGAGCAGATACACAAGAGGAATTACTAAAAATAATTGGAGGGCGACCACATATTGTAGTCGAGGACTATAACGACAACAAATTGCTTGTGGGTGCTTACAATGGAGTTGATGTAAACGGAGGCTCGATAGGTACTGGCGCAGCAATGGGCGATCTATCTGGTTACTCATTAACTTTACAAGGGATGGAGAAATTACCAGCATTTTTTGTTACTGCAACTGTAACTGGAGATGCAACAAAGATTACACCCTAATTAATTATTGCTCAATAAGAGGGGGTGGCTTCGGCTACCCTTTTTTTTTGCAAAAAACTTAAAAGTTACGTTATATAAGTAAGAGACTTTTATATGAAAGTATTAACAACGAGTAGCGAGCCACAAGTATTAAAAATTATACCAAGTGTATATGTAACTACTGGCACATTAAAAATAGTTGACGACCAGACATTAGAGGAGCAAGTACTTAATCCAACATACAGCACAGATAATGACTACCAAGTAATAACAGCAGTTTTTAATTTAACAGAGGGGCATTATTACGATTTCTACAAAACACTGGACTTTAACATCTGGAACCAGAACAACGAGAATTGGCAATTAAATACAAGGCAGTGGGATGAAGAACAAAAAAGTGAAGATTTGAACATTGACAAGATATTTTGTACAGATCAAACTATCGACCAGCAAAACCAAGACTACTACAATATAAACGAAGACGAGTACGTTACAGAAGATACTTTTGACAACGACTATATAGTGATATGAGCAACAAGAAACAAATAAAAAAACCAAAGGGTGCAGTTCGGTTTGTGGACTTAGCTAGTTATACAACACCAGAAGTCAAAGAGCAAAAAAACAGAGACTGGGTTGAGTATGGAGCAGATAACAATTATTTTCAGTACTTGATTGATCGGTACAATGGAAGTCCAACTAACAACGCTGCAATCAATGGCATATCGCAAATGATATATGGGCGAGGTATTGATGCAACGGACAGCAGTTTAAAGCCAGAGCAATATGCAATGATGCGCAGACTATTGAGCGATAGTTGTGTTATGAAGTTGGCAAACGATTTAAAGCTTTTCGGTCAAGCTGCTATTCAAGTGATTTACAATGCAGAGAGATCGGCTATTGTAGAGGCAGACCATTTTCCAGTTGAAACATTAAGACCAGAAAAGTGTAACGAGGATGGAGAGATAGAGGCGTATTACTATACTGGAGACTGGAGTGAATTAAAACCAAGTGAACAGCCAGAACGCATACCAGCTTTTGGACATAGTGAAGAGGGACTAGAGATATTATACATAAAACCTTACAGAGCTGGCTTCCACTATTTTAGTCCAGTCGACTACCAAGGTGGTTTACAATATGCTGAACTGGAGGAGGAAGTCGGTAACTACCACCTAAACAACATTATGAATGGATTAGCACCTAGTATGCTAATCAGCTTTAATAATGGAGTACCAGACGAGGAGATGCAAGAACAGATCGAGCAAAAGATAAAGCAGAAGTTCGGTGGCTCGTCAAATGCTGGGAGATTTATACTTGCTTTTAATGATAGCAGAGAGAATGAGGCTAGTATTGAGCCAGTACAATTATCGGATGCTCACAACCAGTATCAGTTTTTGAGCGAGGAGTGTATGAGCAAAGTGATGGTTAGCCATAGAATTATCAGCCCACTGCTTTTAGGGATCAAAGACAAGAGTGGCTTAGGTAACAACGCAGATGAATTAAAGACAGCTAGCATCTTAATGGATAATACGGTCATCCGACCTTTTCAACAGTTGCTAATCAATGCTTTTGAGCAGATTTTAGCGTACAATGAGGTTTATTTGAGATTGTATTTTAGAACATTACAACCATTGGAGTTTGTTGATCTGGAAAATGCAGTTACAAAAGAACAAGTTGAGGAGGAAACTGGACAGAAATTAAGTTTACAAGCAGATACTCTGGTAATTGATGGCAGATTAGCGTATGCAACTAAAGAAGCAGCAGAAAAAGCTGCGGAGGATATTGGTTGCGAGGGGCATCATATTCATAATGTAGATGGCACAGACTGGTTTATGCCTTGTGAGGAGCATAATTTAAAAGCACCTTGCTGGGATGGCTATGAGCAGATCGGCACAAAGATAGTAGATGGCAGAGAAGTGCCTAATTGTGTGCCACTGGAAGATGCGCAGAAGCTTAGAGAAGCTGTTTACGAGGCTTTAACTGGCTTGGAGGATGAAGACCTAAGCGACTATGAGTTAATTGACGAGAGACCAGCTAATGAGTTTGATGATATATTACACAAAGAACTGAATTTAGCAAGTGTAGTGTCTAGCAGTCCACAGAAAAAAAGTGAACAAGACACTTTATTGTTTAAAGTGAGATACAAATATGCACAAGTCGGTACAACTTCAACAGCTAATAGCAGAGATTTCTGTAAAATGATGATGGGTGCTAGCAAGGTATATCGCAAAGAGGACTTAGATAAACAAAGTACTGACAATGAGCAGTTTGCACCTAAAGGATCAAGCAGTTACAATATCTGGTTATACAAGGGAGGAGTTAATTGCAGACACTATTGGATGCGACAAGTGTACATTCGCAAGGATAACAAAAAAATAACAGTAACAGAAGCAAAGGAAAAGATCAGAAAACTAGACCCTAGTTTACGAAAAGAAGCAGAGTTTCCTACTAATGAGCCAGAGGTGGCACAAATAGCTTCTGCAAAAAATAACTATTGGAGAAAAAACTAGATGGCAACAGCATTATTTATTAAGAGAGAGGACTTAGTACGCAATAGCATACTGGATGGCAACGTTGACACAAGCAAATTTATTCAGTTTATCAAAATTGCTCAACAGATGCACATACAGAACTATCTAGGCACAAAGTTATATGACAAGATTAGTACGGATATATTGAACAGCAATTTAACTGGAGACTATTTGGAGTTGGTAAACGAGTACATACAACCTATGCTTATACATTTTGCAATGGTTGACTATTTACCCTTTGCTAGTTTCGAGGTTAAAAATGGGGGTGTATTTAAGCACAGAAGCGAGAATAGTGATACACCGACTAAAGACGAGATTGACTTTCTAGTGCAAAAGCACAGAAATTTTGCAGAGTTTTATACTAGGAGATTTATTGACCATATGAGTTTCAATGCGAGCAGTAAGTTTCCAGAGTATTATACGAATAGCAATGATGATATGAACCCAGATTACGATGCAAGCTTTGTAGGATGGGTGCTGTAAATTACAACATTAAAAAAAGTAACCTAAAAAAGTTACTTGCGTATTTAAGCAAAACAAAAAAGGTTACAGAAAAAAGTAAAAAATGACAATAACAAGTGGATGGGGTACAATTTATTGCTCAACTTGGTGGGGCAACGATAGTAATAAGCAAACGATACAAGACGTAATAGATGCAGTATGCTCTTAAATTTTTAAAAAATGGGACAAAGTTTAACTAATAAGAACATAAAAGATACCTACAAAGGGTTACTGAAAACAGCAGACAACAACGAGATCACATCGGAGGTGCAAATCAGCGATGGAGATGGTAATGATACTGGGGTTTATTTAAACACAGATGGATCAGTCAAAGCTACTGGCACAGTTTCTTTTGGAGAGCTAAAAGATAGCGGAGAGGATATTACTGTAACTAAGTTTGTAGATGAAGCAGATGGCATTGGTAACAATGATAATGACACAACCATCCCAACTAGTGCTGCTGTAAAAGATTACGTTGACACAAATGTAACAGCGCAAGACTTAGATTTTGAGGGTGACACTGGTACTGGTGCAGTCGATCTGGATAGCCAGTTGCTGGATATTGCTGGAGGCACTGGCATAACAACTAGCGCAGCAGACCAGACATTAACTATTGATATTGATAGTACAGTTGCTACTTTGAGTGATAGTCAAACACTAACTAACAAATCAATAGATTTAACAAACAACACAATTTCTGGAACAACAGCAGAGTTCAATAGTGCTTTAAGCGATAATGATTTTGCTACATTGGCTGGATCAGAAACACTGACAAATAAAAGTATTGATGCAGATAATAATACAATATCAAACCTCGAAACAGATAACTTAAAAGCTGGAGTTTTAGATACTGACCTCAGTAGCGTTTCAGCAAGTGATGATACACTAGCAAGTGCTAAGGCAATTAAAACATATGTAGATACACAAATAACTGCGGAGGACTTAGACTTTTCTGGAAACACTGGGACTGGATCGGTTGACTTAGATACTCAAACTTTTGCTATTACTGGTACTGGTATTGCAACAACAACAGCAGCCAACCAAGGTTTAGCAGTAGATGTACCAGCTACTAATTTAAGCAATACTCCAGCATCTACTACACTTGAAGTAGAAAGCTCGACTGGTAACAACACTACGCTACCAGCAGCAACTACTTCTCTTGCTGGTGTTATGACTGGTGCTGACAAAACAAAACTAGATGGCATAGAAGCTGGAGCAGAGGTCAACGTAGTTACAAGCGTTAATACAGAAACTGGAGATGTAGTTTTAGACACAAATGATGTAAGCGAGGGTACAAGCAATCTTTACTACACTGATACTAGAGCAGATGCAAGAGTTAATTTACAAACTGGTGCAAATTTAGATTTGTCACAAAAAAGCACTAGTGATCTAAGTGAGGGCACAAACCTTTATTACACAGAGGCAAGAGTTTCTGCTAATACAGATGTAGCTGCAAATACATTAAAAGTTGGCATTACTACTCAACAAGCTGCTGACATTCAAACAAACAATGCTAAGGTGTCAAATGTAACAACTAACCTTGATACAACAGAGACTGGTACAAGTGTTACAGTTACCTCAAGTGATGGAACAGATGGCGTAATAAATGCTGCTACTACAATAGTAGCTGGAGTTATGACCTCGGCAGATAAAATTAAGCTAGATGGTATTGCAACTGGTGCGACTGCAAATGCTGGTACAGTTACAGAGGTAACAGTTGGCACTGGACTAGATGTTGCAAATGGCACTACAACACCCAACGTAACGTTAGACCTTACTGAAATAACAGTAGGTGCTGGTTTAGATACAACAACAACTGGAATTAGCTTAGACCTATCGGAGTTTACAGATATGACTGCCGATATGATAGAAACAGACGAGTTTATTGTACTCGACGGAGGAGCAGAGAGACGAAAAGCAATTAATGAAGTAAAGTCTACTCTATTTAGCAACAATGATTTATACAAAGTGATAGGGGTAGCAACAGACCACTCTAGCAGAGTACTATCAGACAGTGGTACATCAGAGGGTGCTACAAGCATTATGCAAAATTTTGAAATTTTAATAAATAACTAAAAAAATGAGTTTATACGATAAAGCAAGCATAGCGATGATACCGAGTGGCTACAAAGCGAGTACACTTTACTCTGTTATGCCAGCAAACGGAAACGGAGACTTTTCACACATTAGAGGTAATACAGATGCTACTAGAGTAAACAAAGACGGACTAATTGAGAACGTAACTAGCAATATACCTAGATTAGACTACCCATTGACAAATGGACTAGCCGGAGATTGTCCGAATTTGCTTGTAGAACCAAGCAGAACAAACGATATGGAGAGAACAGAGGAGTTTGACAATGCATATTGGACAAAGTACAATTCATCAGTATCAGCAAATCAAGCCATTGCTCCAGACGGAAATTTAACTGCTGACAAGTTAATTGAAAATACAGTAAACAGTCAGCACGAGTTAGGCAAAGCTTTTAGTTTTACATCTGGCACCACATATGCAGTTTCTGTTTTTGCTAAGTCTAGCGAAAGAAACTTACAAATAAGAGGAGGTAATACAGCTACATTTCCAGCATTAGTTAACTTTGACCTTGAATTTGGAGTACTTAGTGCTAGTCAAGGAGAAGGATATATTGAGGACTATGGCAATGGTTGGTTTAGATGTACCGTAGTAGCAACGGCATCTGCAACAGCAGCAACAAATATAAACTTCAGACTAGTAAACGGCAGTATATCAACATATGCTGGAGACGGAAGTAGCAGTGTTTTTCTTTGGGGTGCTCAAAGAGAAGTAGGCAATTACAAAACATCATATATACCTTGGGATGGCTCTGGAAGTACAACTCGCTCTAACGATGCTTACTATGATTCTGGAACAACAGCTGATTTTAACGACAGCGAAGGAGTTTTATTTGCAGAGATGGCTGCTCTAGGTACAGACGGAGTTACAAAAAGATTATCAGTATCAAGCAGTGGCACTAGCACAGATTATGTAATACGAATTGAGTTTAGACCAACTGTAAACCAGATATATGGCGTAATTTTTGTAAACCCTAGCAACGTAGCAACGCTAACACATACAGTATCTGACTGGACACAGATGAATAAAGTAGCTGTGAAATATAAAGACAACGATTTTGCTATGTGGATAAATGGAGTTGAAGTTTCAACAGACTCGCAAGGTAGTACTGGGACTGGCTTAGGTACACTTCGTTTAGACAGCGGAAGTGGTGGCAATAGTTGGAATGGCAACCTTAAACAATTAATCTATTTTAATGAGGCACTTACAGACACCGAACTACAAACTTTAACAAGTTAAAAAATGGGATATATATTTAAAAAATATGAGTTTGACTCACAAGAACAAGCAGAGGAAAAAATAGCAGCTCTACCTCACAATACAGATGATGAAGGTAACAAGTGGCTTGAAGCAAGACATACTATTGTAAAGCTAGGTTATTTATGGATTACGGAGCCGACAGTTGAATATGAGAGAGATGGAGAAGACATTACTGAAACAGTTACAGAGGGTGTAGCATCTGACAAATACTCTGTTGATGTACTATGGGAAGAACTAGACGAAAGTCCGTATGGCTGGAAAAGTTATGAAGTTAACCCAGAGGGCAATGGTGTACACACTTTTGCTGGCTGGACTTTTAATAGTTAAAAATGGACACTGGCTCAATGAAAATATACGCAATCAATTTGTCAGCAATGACAATAACCAGCTTGAATGCTGTTGAGGATACATTGAAAATAATGCTACTGGTAGTAACTATTGGATATACTATACAGAAGTGGTGGGAATTAAGAAACAAGAATGACTAGAGACAAAGAGCTTAGGGGATATTTAGGTGCTGGCATTATCTTTTTTTTGGTAATGGGGTTGCTGTTGTTTTTGGCTTTTTATGAAATACCAGAAACGAATAACGATATTTTTAAAGTGATTGTTGGGATGCTGGTCGGATCGCTAAGCGTAGTGATCTATACGTTTATTGGAAAAAACCCAGAGGAGGTTGCTGACTTACAAGCTAGGAGCCAGAGTTTAGAAACAAAAGTCAAGCAGTTAGTTGATGAAAAGGACAACATTGAGAGTTTGTTGAGAGATTTGCAGAGTAGTGTAATTGACAAGCTATCAGTTACTGGGCAGAACTTTAAATACAAAGAATGCGAAAAATAAACAAGATCATAATACATTGCACTGCAACTCCAGAGGGCAGAGAGGTTGACATTGACGAAGTACGGAGATGGCATACGGAGGAGCGAGGATGGAGCGATGTAGGCTATCATTTTTTAATTAAATTAGATGGTACGGTTGAGGAGGGCAGACCAGTAGAGAGAACTGGTGCTCATACAAAAGGAGAGAACTGGGATAGCATCGGAGTGGCATACGTTGGAGGTTTAGATAAAAAAGGAGCTTGGCTAGATACTAGAACAGATGCACAAAAGGATGCACTTGTTGATTTGTTATGCGAATTAAAAGATACTTACGGAGGTGTGATATATGGACACCGAGATTTCAGCAGTAAAGCTTGCCCTAGTTTTGATGCTAAAAAAGAATATGAAAACATAAGTCACAGATTTTGAGAATGTTTAGCATAATATCGCTTTTTCCAACTGCATTTATATTTGGTTTTAGTTATTACCCAGCTAGAGACGAATATAAGTACGAAGAGATTAATTTGTACTTAGGTGTTATACATTTACAATACCGTTGGGGATGAGCAAGAAAAAATTTAAGGAAACTAAGGTCGGCAAATTTTTAGTAGGCGAAAAAGGTTTGTTTACTAATTTAGCAGAAGTAGTACCAGACAAGGGGTTTTTAGGGGTTTTAAAGAACTTAATTTTAAAAGATGACAATATACCCCCACCAGACAAAGAAACTGCATTACAGTTGCTTAAAATGGACGAGATTGAGCTTCTGGAGGTTACAAAGCGTTGGCAAAGTGATATGACTAGCGATAGTTGGTTAAGCAAAAATACAAGGCCATTGGTATTGATGTTTTTAACGTTTATGACTTGCTTATTTGTGATCTTAGATAGCACTGGCAGAGAGTTCAGTATTGAGCAAGAGTGGATTGAATTGCTAAAAACCTTATTAACAACGGTTTATGTGGCTTACTTTGGTAGCAGAGGGTTTGAAAAATACAAAAAAATTAGTGCGAGTACTAAATAAGTACTATATTGTACTTAATTTATATATATATATATTAATAACTAAGTAACTAAAGTACTTAATAAGTACCCCAGAGGATAAATGATAAACGAAATTGAGATGCAAGATAGAATAGACAAAATACTTGCTTACAAAACAGTATCTGACAAGGAAAAGATCGACAGACTTTTGTTTATGGATGCAGACCAGTACACAAATCTAGGTATTGAGAGTACTAAAACTGCAAAGGAGAACACAAAAAAGAACTCCAGACGTATATACAGAGCGATAAAAACCATAAACGATGATATGGGCAGTCGGTTTTTGAGGTTGATGGACAAGTGAGACAAGTTAAAAAACATACACAAGCACAGAGAATTGCTAATTTAGAAAAGGCAGTAACTAATTTATACGTACTTTTAAGCAGTTTGACTAATGACAAGGAGCAAGATAGTAAAGAAACTGGACAAAGTATTTAGCCAGTACATTAGACTACGCAATGCAGACAGTATGGGTATTGCAGAATGCGTTACTTGTGGCAAAAGAGACCACTGGAAAAAGCAGCAGTGTGGACATTTTCAGTCCAGAAAACATTACACAACGAGATGGGATGAAGTTAATTGCCAAGTGCAGTGTGCTGGGTGCAATGTGTTTAAATACGGAGAGCAGTATAAGTTTGGCATATATTTAGATCAACATTTTGGAGAGGGTACAGCAGAAAGTTTGTTACAGAAGTCGAGACAGACTATTAAATATAGCAACATAGAATTGTTAGCTATGATTGAGAGATACGAATTTGAGATAAAAGAGTTGCACAGCAATAGAGAATAGTGTATTTTTGTACTTCTTTTTGTTAAGAGGTTTAAGTAATTAGCAAAGGGGGTTGAGCAATCAGCCCCTTTACTTTTTGGTGCATATGTAATTTAGTTGTATATTTGGGTAGCTAATTATTTATTTATGAACACAGATTACTTAAAACAACGAGTAGAAGCTCTGGAGGCAGAAAACAAAAAGCTATCTGGAGAGTTAGAGTTCTACAAAGCTCAAAATGAAATTCTAGAGCAAGAAATTAAGCAAATTCTTTTTATATAATGAAACAAGGTAAGATACAATACATCGACCCTATCGGACAATGGAACGATATGGACAAATACAAGATTACTTTTGCAGATGGAGGACAATACTCTTTTTTGGCAAAAGGTAACTTCAAAGCTAACATCGGAGACGAGATAACTTACGAAGTAACTAATGAGCAATACAAAAGTGCTAAATTGGTACGAGAATATAGACCACAAAATAGTGGGATGAATGGATCAAGCAACAAAGATCAGTTGATTGTCAAACAGACTTGTATTAAAGCAGCATCGGATTTGCACTCACATAAACAAATAAGCGACCAAGAGGTCATTAACACTGCGCAAGCATTTTACAATTGGATATATGGATAACAGAGTTTTAGTAAACGGACTTCGCCCAAAGTATGGCGAAAAGGATTTTGTACACTGCACACTACAAATTAAAGTAGATGAATTGCAGCAATGGTTAAATGATCACAAGCAACACGCTTCACAATATGGTTTTATGTTTGTTGACATTATTAAGTCAAAGAACAAAGAGGGGGTGCTGTATGGCAGTTACTTCATTAAAGATAAAATAGAGGAGGTCAAGGCAAAAGATCATATGCCAGACAGAGTTGAGGTCAACGAGGATGGTTTACCATTTTAATTGATATTTTTGTTTAATTTTATGGGGGGCAATAAGCCCCCTTTATTTTGACCATATGCTAATTAACTACCAAGAGACCTTAAAAACCATCAAGCAAATTCGTTCTGGAGATTATAAAGAGGGCGAAAAACTAGATATACCAGAAGTTGACGAGTACATAAGATTTAAACCAAGTAACCTCAATGTTATTTTAGGACACGCTAACGTAGGGAAAACATCAATGATATTATTTTTAATGCTATGTTATACGTTAAAACATAAAAAGAGGTGGCTGGTTTATAGTTCAGAAAATGAGCCACACTCAATACTTAGGAAACTGATCGAGTATTTAATTGAAAAGCCAATAAATAAAGTTTCAGACAAAGAACTTGAATATGCGCAAAAATTCATATTTGACCATTTTAAAATTATAAGTAACGAGAAAAGTATTAATTACAAAGAGCTATTGGAGCTAGCGACAGCAGTCAAAAAAGCTTGGGACTATGATGGCTTTTTTATTGATCCTTATAATAGTATAACAAAGGACCGAGAGATGCTTAAAAGTTTAGGAGGGCACGAGTACGATTATCAATGTACTACTGATTTTAGAATTTTCTGCAAACATTGGAAAGTGAGCATTTGGTTAAACACTCACGCAAATACTGAAGCACAAAGGAAAAGACACAGACTAGGACATACATACGAGGATATGCCGATACCACCGTTTAGTGCAGATGCAGAGGGAGGCTCGAAATTCGTTAACCGATGCGATGATTTCTTTGTGATCCATAGGTACACGCAACACCCAGCAGATTATATATATACTCATTTTATAGTTAGGAAAGTAAAAGAGATCGAAACTGGAGGGAGACCAACACCCTACGAGGAGCCGATAATGTTCAGATCACTTGTCAACAATGTAGGTTATGCTATTAACAATGATAGCATTATCAAAACCTTAAAGCATACAGATTTGCCATTTTAAAAATTACTAACTTGTGGCAAAACAAACAAATTGTCACTCGAATTAATTTTTGATAAACACCAAACTTGGGTTGATATTGTGTGCAGTTTTGGTTGCAATCCAGACACAGCAGAAGACTTAACGCAAGAGATGTACATTAGAGTAGATCAGCACATTAAAAATGGCAAGGACTTTATGTATGATGATGAAATAAACTATTACTTTATTTATTTGATATTGCTAAATCTTTTCAGAGACTTAAAGAGAAAAGAAAAGGACATAAAATTAATCAGCATAGAGTATTTACCAGAGTTAGCAGACTTAGATACTATTGAAGTCAACGATGAACTTGTGTTTGAAAAGTGCCGAGCGATTGAGGAGTGGCTAAATGATAGTCGGTACAATAACCTTTTAAATGAGGGTACAAAAATTGATGAATTTACAAGTGATAAAATGAATGCTTTTTACCTTAGAAACATATTTGAACAAGTGTTTGTAGGTGGCAAGAAGCTAATGCAGTTCAGTAGAGATACAAACATAAGTTACTGGAGTTTGCGTAATACAGTCAAAGTGATAAAAAACGAAATAAAAAACAGATATGAAACTAGGAGACTTAGTAGCAACGATAACTAAATATACTGGCATACACTGGATCGTAAAAAAGATCAGCAAATTACTTGGGGTTGATTGTGGGTGCGAGGAGAGGAGAGAGCAGTGGAACTCAATAAACTTTAAAAGAAAATGAAAGCAAGCGATTTAAAGTGGTGGGAGCAGTTTAGAAAAAACAAAAGCACTAAATTACTTAGGAGTGAATTGGAGGAGATTGCAAGAATGCATAGTGAGTACTTTGAGCACAAGTACCACGTACCTTGTGGATGCAGTCCAAAAAAAATACAAAAATGGATTGATGACTTAAATGCTATTTATGACTTTAGAGGAAACGAATAAACTAGAGGAAGCAGTTGTATTTGCTTTGAACTTAGATGGCTGGGAGTTGTCGCACACTGGAGATGGCTTTGAGAGATATGATGCACAAGGATTGACACCGAAAGGCAAAAAGTGCATAATTGAGATGAAGTTTAGAAACGAGTACTATGACATTAAGATTATCGAAAAAAAGAAGTACGATGCTTTAATGAGTTTACCAGATGATGTAGTCAAATTATACTTTGTGAGTGATCCAAAAGGGAATTACATATACTGGTTAAATGACTTAGATGATCTGGAGGAGGGTACGTTGTACTTACCATTGTACACTCACTGGGGCTCTGGTAAAAAGAAAACTACGCCAGTGTATTGGTTACCAGAAAACTTAGCTAGTCGCGTCGATCAAGTCAGCAATGAATTTAGCTAATTATTAACGATTTGTAAAAGTTATCGACTTTTTTTATATATTTGAATATGCAATTACTTAAATATGTACGAAAAAGACAATAACGTACTCGACATTGAGGAGTTCGGATACTATGGAGAGTTCGAACTTGTGGCAAATACTTTACTCAAATGGAGTAGAGCGAAAGCTAATCACAAAGAGCTTGACGATGTTATTAGGGCTTTTAGTCAAATTGGCATATATGTTAAAAATATGCAAGAGAGACAGAGGCAATATGACATACAGCTAAGTCGTTTTAGGGCTGATAAACTTAGATCAGTTGAAAGGGCGAGGAGAGCTGAAGAGGAAAACGCTAATTTACTTAAAGAATTAAAAGAATGCAGAAAACTTATATGACAGAGAGCAGACTGGTTACAATAGACGAGGTTTGCTTATTTGTAGAATATGACTACATACCAGAGGAGCCGATGGTTATGTATTACCGAGATGGCTCTGGACACCCCGGCAGTGCTGCTGAGGTGCAAGTACTCAAAGCATATGCTGGAGAGGTTGATATATTTAATTTACTATCACAAGGTCAAATTGAGGACATTGAGATACAAATACTTGAAAGCTATGACTAAGAAACAGATTAAAGAACTTACAGCAAAATTATACTGGAGACTTTTAGAAGACTACAACATAAGTGCTACAGATGATGAACTTGATGATCTGGTTAATTCTAGCGATGAGCTAGACTTTTGTATTGTGCTAGATGGTAACGAGTATAGATTTATAGACGGCAAATTTATCTGGGATATATATGTAGAGGAGATACAACAAGTTACAGAAGAGTGCTACTTGGATGGTATGGATACTGACAAACTCTGGTGGATTGCTATCGACTGGGAAAAGACTGCAGAAAATTGTTTAGATGCAGATGGCTATGGGCATCACTTTGCTAGTTATGATGGCGATGAGCTAGAGATAATGCTGAACGGAGATTTGTATTACTTTTTTAGAACAAACTAATGGAAAAGGGAAAATACATATACGATATACACTCGCTGTCTGCAAGTGATGGCGAGCTGTATTTATGGTACGGACAAGATGACGAGTATGTAGTTTTTGATTGCGAGGAGATGTACAAAGACCTTGCAAACATTATAAGACTGGTTACAGAGCAGAATAAAGAGATGCAGCAGTATCACAAGGAGAGAATAATGAAAACAGTTACTAAGTTATGAAAGTAAGAATAGCAAACAAAGACTGGACAAGACTTTTGTCTGGGGTTTATGTAGGTGTTGCTGATTGTGGCAAGATCGAAGTATTAACAAACAGAGAGTTTAACAAACTTTATAGCCACAATTTGTGGTGGAGTAAAGTAAAAGAGAGGTACGGAATATGAAAAAAATAGACTTGGCAGCAGTTGCGATTGCTGGGATGTTATTAATGATGATACTATATTTAGCAAGCAGATGGATTTACTAGACAAACGGATGAAATTTCTGGAGGAGAAGCTTCTGGAGATACTAAAAGAGATTAGAGAGATAAAAGAACTTAAACAGAAAGCAATTGAAAATAAAATTACTTAACGGACAATTTGTAGATCAAGCAGAGATGATCTCAAAAATGAAATACGACGACTTTTACTACGGAGAGATGGGCACACTAGCTCATAGCAGCTCCAGTATAAAGCAGTTACTAGATAGCCCAAAAACATACAGATACAATCAGCTGTATGGATCAGAGCAAAGTCAAGCAATGAGAGATGGCTGGTTGCTGCACTGCTTAATTTTAGAGCCAGAGAAGTTTGGAGAGCAAGAGTTTGTAGATGTGCAAAGCAAAAACACAAAGGCATACAGAGAAGCTAAACTCAACAATCCGAATGTATTTACGATAAAAGAAAAAAAGGCAGCAGAGAGATTAGCAGATGCTTTATTGAGAAACGAACAAGCATTAAGTTTGATAGGCGATAGCGAATTTGAAGTACCAGCTCTGGGAGTTGTAGATGGCTATGCGTTTAGAGGGAAAGCAGATATACTAAAAAACAAGGGTGGCATTGTAGATATTAAAACGACTACCGATTGTAAGAACTTTGACAAGTCGGCTGCTAGATATTGGTATTGTGTGCAAGTGTATATATATTGCGAGCTGTTTAATTGCAGTTACACTGACTTTAAGTTTTTAGTAATTGACAAGAACAATTTAGATATTGCGATAGCAGATGTTAGCAAACCATTTTATGAATATGGCAGAGAGATGACCCAAAGAGGTTTAGCTATGTATGAAACATTTTTTGAGGAGGGAGCAGAGCTAGATCAGTATATAGTCAAAATGACATTATGATTGAATTTTTAGAAACTATTTTAGCAATGATCGGTGCGTTTATTATTGGATGTGCTGTAGGAAACTATAACAGATGAACAAGGAAAAGGAGATACGAGACTTAGTACAGATATACACTGGCATAGATGTTTTTCAAAAAGACAGAAAACAAACAACAGTAGATGCAAGGTGCTTATTTGATACTATATTGAGAGAGCATAGAAATTATAGTTACCAAGCTATTGCTGATGTTTACAAACTGAATGGCTTTAAAGATGCTAACCATACTTCGGTATTGCATAGGGTTAATTTGTTTCCAGAGGTTTTGACTAGAAAAGAGCAGTACAGAGATTTGATGTTAGTGATAATGGAAACATCGCTAAGTAGTCGGCAGATTAGTAATTTAATGAAAAAAACATTACAGATAAAAACGCAGTCGCAATTAAAGAAAATACACAATTATTTAAATAAGGTTTTAGATGAAGTACAAGAGATGGAAAAAATGGAAGATTAAGGAGCAAATTGATGCTAAAATAAAATTTGTACCTTTAGGCGAGAATGAGCAGACATATTACTTTTCAAGAACTAATCGCAAGAGTGCTTACAAGGACTTGAACATAGATATGCACAAAAAGTGAAAAACTTACGTTATATAAACAATGGAATTAATTAATATCAAAGAGGTTAAAGAAAACCCAGACAACCCTAGAAGCATCCAGAAGCATAAATTCAATAAGCTGGTAAACAGCATAAAAGAATTTCCAGAGATGCTAAAACTACGACCGATTGTAGTCGATGACAACAATGTGGTGCTAGGTGGCAATATGCGACTAAAAGCTAGTATTGAAGCTGGACTTACAGAGGTGTGGATTGAAAAAGCTAGCGATCTGACACCAGAACAGCAAAAGGAGTTTGTAATAAAAGACAATAGCAGTTTTGGAGACTGGGACTGGGATGTACTGGCTAATGAATGGGATACAGAAAAGCTAAACGACTGGGGGGTTGATCTGCCTATATTGAATGAGAAGTTGCAAGTTGAGAAGTATGCACAGCCAGAGATTGAAATTACAGAGGAGATACTGGAGGAGCATAACTATTTAGTTTTTACTTTTGATAACCAACTAGACTGGCAAGTAGCTAAGGAGATGTTTGACATAAAAACAGTGGCAAAGCCCGGCTATACAGATACCTATATGCAAAAGGGTGTGGGCAGAGTTAAAAAAGGCAGAGAACTGATTGATCTATTCAACAAGAAATAATGGACTACAAGGTATATATACCCAGCAAAGGGAGAGCTGGCAAAGTAACTACTGACAAATTGTTTTTAGATAGTACTATTGTATGCCCAGAGAGTGAAGTAAAAGAGTACAAAAAGCATCACAAGAACGTTCTGGGGGTTGATGATAATGTAAAAGGGATCACAGCGACTAGAAACTGGATACTTGAAAACGTAGATGATGAATGGCAAGTACAAGTAGATGATGATGCACTTAGCTTTCATATGTTTGAGAGAGGAAAAATGCAAACGTTTATAGACAAAGAGAGAATAAACAAGATAGTACAGAACCAGTTTGAATTATGCGATGGCTGGGGGTTAAAAGTATGGGGCTTTGCGTTGGCAGCAGATTATAAGTTTTACAGAGAGTATAGTCCATTCAGTACACAAGGAGTGATCGGAGCAAACATTATAGGGATCATAAAAAACCCATTAAGGTTTGACGAGAGACTAAAAGTAAAAGAAGACTACGATTATGCTATGCAACACATAGCAAAATATGGAGGTGCATTGAGAGCTATGAAATATGGCATTGATGTTATACACTTAACAAACGAGGGAGGATGTGTAAGCTATCGTACTAAGGAGGTGGAGATGGAAGCGTACTCTACTCTGTTAAAAAAATGGGGGCGAAAAATAGTGAAGTTACAGAACAACAAAAACTTTGTTAAAATGAGGTCGCCGAGAAAAGGTATATAAATTGGACAAATTGGACACACAAAAAAGGGCAGCACTGGAAGCGCTGGAAAAGTCGCTAGGGGTGGTTACGACAGCTTGTAAGAGCATAGGACTAGCAAGGAGTACGTTCTACGAGTGGTTAAAAGATGACAGCTTTAAACAAGCCGTAAATGAAATACAAGAGGTGGCTATTGATTTTGCTGAAAGTCAATTACACAAACAAATAGCAGATGGCAATACAAGTGCTACTATTTTCTATTTAAAGACCAAAGGAAAAAAGAGGGGCTTTGTAGAGAGACAAGAAATATCTGCACCAGATGGAAAAGAGTTTACAGTTGAGATAATTGACCGAACAGTTGAATCTGAGGACTAAT